GTTTGATTTACATAAGTTCTTGGATTATGATACAATGTTTCAAAAGTCATTCATTGATCCACTCCAGGTTATTCTGGATACCATTGGATGGCAATCAGAAAAAACCGCAACCCTATTTGATTTCTTTACATGAGCTCATTTCTAAAATCACTAATCAAAGATGTCGGACAAGAATACGCCTCACTTGCAAAAGATATCGAAGAGGATGAGAGATACGTTAGTACTGGTTCGTATATCTTTAACGCTCTTGTTTCTGGCAGCATCTACGGTGGCCTTTCTGGTAATAAGATTACTGCTATCGCTGGTGAGAGTTCCACAGGAAAGACTTTCTTCGCTCTTGCAGTTGTCAGAAACTTCCTGGATACTCATCCTGACGGGATTGTCGTCTATTTTGATACTGAGTCAGCTATTACTCGTTCCTTACTTGAAGAGCGTGATATTGACACCTCTCGCTTTGTTGTAATGAACGTTGTTACGATTGAAGAGTTCAGAGTCAAGGCTCTCCAATCTGTAGATAAATACATGAAACTGGACAAGGCTGATAGACAGCCCATGATGTTCGTTCTTGACTCTCTTGGAATGCTCTCCACAGAGAAAGAGATTGGAGACGCACTCATTGACAAACAAGTGAAAGACATGACGAAGTCTCAACTCGTCAAAGGTGCTTTCAGAATGCTCACACTCAAACTAGGACAGGCAGATGTTCCGCTTATTGTTACCAACCATACTTACGACGTCATCGGAGCTTATGTTCCAACTAAAGAGATGGGAGGTGGTTCTGGACTCAAGTATGCAGCAAGTTCAATTATCTACCTTAGTAAGAAGAAAGAGAAAGATGGAAAAGAAATTGTTGGAAACATTATCCGCGCAAAGACTGCTAAGTCGCGTCTAAGTAAAGAAAATCAACAAGTTGAAGTGAGACTTTATTATGACCAAAGAGGACTGGACACCTACTACGGACTTCTTGAACTCGGTGAGGCAGGCGGACTCTGGAAGAACGTGGCTGGGCGTTATGAGATCGATGGTAAGAAGGTTTATGCTAAAGCCATCCTCGCAGACCCAGAAAAATACTTCACTCCAGAAGTCCTTGACAAACTCGACGCCATTGCCAGACAGCAGTTCAGTTATGGAGGAGGAGATGCAGTTCTGGATGAAACAGTATCCGGAACTGACTGAAGAAGAAATTCAGCTTGGTTTAGACTTCGCTGAATATTTTAACCACAACGATGCAAACTAATCTAATAAAAACTTATAGGGTGTGTCCTGAAGCATTCTGTGATTCCATCACAGCTTTATTTGAGGACTCACCCACTTTTCATGTCAAGAGGGAGGATGAATACAAGTGGTTTACTGAACTCAACATTAATGAACACTATCCAGAGATTGTATCTTTATGTGTCAACTACCTCAGGAAAGCTCTAGAATGCTATCAGGAAGATAATCCTGAGTATGCAAGATACCTGGGGTTACATGCTCTAGAGGAGTTTAGAGTCAAGAGATACAGAGAGAAGGGCGAGTGCTTTGAGAAACATGTTGATGTTGGAAACTATGCATCAGCAAAGCGTCAATTATCATTCCTGTTCTACCTCAATGATGATTTCACAGGTGGTGGGACAAAGTTTGATGATGTCTTTATAAAACCAAGGAAAGGTGATATACTAGTATTTCCACCAATGTGGATGTTCCCTCATGCAGGTTTGCCTGTGGTTAAAGGCACAAAATACATTATGTCTTCGTATCTTCATTATTCTTAATGATATCTGCAATTGAATTATCAATCCTTAGAGGATTAACACAAAATGAAACCTACGCCAGAAAAGTACTTCCATACATTAAGGAATCATATTATACGTCGACCATCGGACGTACTTTATTTGAACTCAGTGATTCACACTTTCAACAATACAACACCTGCCCATCAAAGCAGGAGTTCGCCATCAGAGTCGAAGCTCTTGACGGTCTCACAGATGACGAGTTCAGAGAAATTGGAAACACCTGCATCGAACTCTGGAATGAGGAACCGCCTAAGGAGGTGGATTTTCTAATCAATGAAACTGAGAAATGGTGTCAAGAAAGAGCAGTATACCTGGCATTACTTGAATCCATTTCAATCCATGATGGCAAGGGTGAATCAGATCGTGGTGCAATTCCTCAACTACTATCTGAAGCGTTAGCTGTCTCCTTTGATTCTCATGTTGGACATGATTATCTAAACGACTATAATGATAGATACGATTTCTATCACGCTAAAGAGGAAAGAATTTCATTTGGACTTGAATACTTTGATAAAGTTACAAAAGGTGGCATCCCTAATAAGACTCTCAACATCGCACTTGCTGGTACTGGCGTCGGAAAGTCTTTATTCATGTGCTCGTTCGCTAGCTCCTGCCTCCTGCAGGGGAAGAACGTTCTCTACATCACTCTTGAGATGGCAGAGGAAAGAATTGCTGAGAGAATTGACGCAAACCTCCTCAACACCAACATCCAAGACATTGTAGAGATTCCTCGTCCCATGTTTGAGACGAAGATAAGTAAGATACAGGCAAAAACACAGGGCAAACTCTTCATCAAAGAGTATCCAACTGCCTCAGCTCACTCAGGACATTTTGATGCACTCATCAAAGAATTGCAACTTAAGCAAAATTTCACCCCTGATATCATATTCATTGATTATCTCAACATATGCAACTCTAGTCGCTATCGTGCTGGTTCCAACGTCAATAGCTATACTGTTGTCAAGAGTATTGCCGAAGAACTTCGAGGTTTAGCTGTACAATATCAAGTACCAATTGTTTCAGCAACTCAAACCACTCGTTCAGGTTTCTCATCCTCTGATGTTGAACTGACTGATACTAGTGAATCATTTGGACTTCCTGCAACTGCTGACTTGATGTTTGCTCTCATCTCTAATGATGAATTAGAATCTATGGGACAGATTATGGTGAAGCAACTGAAGAATCGTTACAATGATGCCAATACTCATCGCAAGTTTGTGGTTGGTATTGATAGAGCTAAGATGAGACTCTTTGACGTTGAGCAATCTGCTCAAGATGACATACTTGAAAAAGAACCTGATTTCAAGTATAATGAACCTGAACCTAAATTCAAATCTAAAAACTTCGCTGACTTTAACTTCTAATTATGACTAAGAGAATTGATTTTGAAAAGTACTCAAAATTTGTTGATGCTGTTACTTCTGACGAGTCTAGGGACTTCGTTGCTTTTAGTGATAGAGTGGTCTCTCTTGATGAGAAGGGCGCTAACATTGAACGCCTTCTAACTGGTGCTGTGGGCATCAATGCAGAAGGTGGAGAAGTGATGGAGATTGTGAAGAAACTTATCTTCCAAGGTAAGAAGTGGGATAATGAAACCATTTATCACCTGAAACGCGAACTTGGTGATGTGATGTGGTACGTGATGCAGTGTCTCATTGCTCTGGAGACAGACATGGATGAGATTGTGGAGATGAACATTGAGAAACTGAAGAAGCGTTATCCTGGTGGTGAGTTTGATGCTTACTACAGCGAGAACAGAGAGGTCAATGACTTATGAGTCTAGCAATCATCTACTCTAATTTCAATCAAGAGAGTGATAGAGCAATCGCTCTGATGAATAGCCTGGATCACAAGTTTGTTGTGTATCACTTAGGTAGAGAGTTCACAGAGAAGCAATTTGAGGAGGAGTTTGGCGTTGGTGCTGAGTATCCTCAGATTGCAATTGGAACTAAACACATTGGTTCTCTAAAAGAAACATTACAATACTTTAACGATTATGGAATTACCAACAGACTTTGAGGTTTATGACAATGGTGACTTCAATGTGTTTATGACACGTTGGGGCACCTGGGCAGCAACCACCTGTGATGGTAAAGGACTCTGCTCTGGTTTAGATAAGAGTGCAGTCATCTTCTGGGCACGTGAACACCTGAATGGATTTCAGCTAAGTTATGCATCATACCCTAAAGAATCCAAAGCGGTTGAGTTATAATAACTAGGTAAGAAAGGGAGATCCCATGGCTGCTGGCAAGAACACACATCTTGAACATATTGAAGATGAAATCATCAATAAGGGAACTGAGGGTGCAAAACAAGCCATCAGCATCTTGAGAGAGATGGGTAAGATGCTCTCAGGAGACACTGGTGCTGGTGTCTCTGTCACCACCAAATGGGATGGTGCACCCGCAGTTGTGTGTGGTATTGATCCAGCAGATGGACAATTCTTTGTTGGAACCAAGTCAGTGTTCAACAAGAATGATCCTAAGATTTGTAAGTCAGTAGAAGATGTCAATAAGTTATACAGTGGTGCTCTTGCACAGAAGTTGATTGCTTCTTATAATCTACTCAAAGAGTGTGGAATCAAAGGAGTTCTACAAGGTGACTTGATGTTCACCAATGATAAGAAGACAGAGACAATCCAGGGTGAGAGGTACACAACCTTTCGCCCTAACACCATCACCTACGCAGCAAAGGTAGGAAGCAAGATGGAGAGAGAGATTTCTGCTGCTCAACTTGGTATTGTATTTCACACCAAATACAATGGTGATTCATTACCTACAATGACATCAAGTTTCAATGTGAAAGATAGTGATTTCAAAGCAAGTAATGGTGTATGGATCCAGAAAGCAGAGTTCAAGAACATTGGTAATGCAGCAAGTTTTACTTCAGGTGAACTTCAGAAATACAATGCAGCAGTGAACAAGGCAGAAGGTTCAGCAAAGCAAACAAAAGGAGTACTTGACTTTATTCAATCTGGTAAGAGGACGTTACAGATTGATACTGAGTTCAAGAAGTTCTTCAACAACTATGTGAAGGCAGGACAGTCAATACCATCAGTTGAGAAAGCATACACAGATTTCTCCAAACATCTTGAGAAAGAGTATAAGAAACAGATTGACAAGTTAAAGACTCAGAAGTCTCAAGATAGGAAGATGGCAGAGTTACTTGAACATCTTGACAACTATCAGAAGATGCAAAATCAATTCAAGATGTTGATTGCAACCTACATGAATCTGGCAGTTGCAAAGAACATTCTTGTAGATAAGATGAAGAAGATTTCAAGACTCAATCTCTTTGTTGCTACATCCTCTGGTGATTATGAAGTCACCACCCCCGAAGGATTCGTTGCAATTTCAGGTAAGTCAGCAGTAAAACTCATTGATAGACTAGAGTTCTCACGTTTGAATTTTACTGTACCTAAAACTTGGTAATAAATAAAAGAAAGCGTCAGTTAGATGAACTATAGCGAGTGGTTAGAGTCTCTTGTAGAGTCACCTTTCACAGTGAATGATAAACCCTCCTGCCCAAATGGTTACAGGTGGGATAAGAAACAAATGATGTGCGTCCCTAAATCCGCTAAGGATGATGTAGGTGCACATAATAGTAAAGACAGAAAGCCTGATAATGGACCTGGTTATAATGTGTTAGGTTCACATGGACAGAATGGTGCACCTTATGCTTATGAGGAGCAAGGTAATAACGATTCTGGTGATGGCGAATGAGACTACAACAGTTTCTAGAACGTAAAGGAGAGAAGGCTCATAGAGATGCTGTAGCAATGGGCTTACAGTATAAAGGGTTTGGATACTGGGCAGATCCACAGACTGGTGAAGCAAAATATAAGACTGTAAACGATCAACTGGTGCCTGTAGAAGGTGATGTTGAATCTGAGTTGTATAAGGGTGATGGAGAAGATGAAGGACCTACTAAATCAGGTGCTGGTGGACAGATGGCAGTACCAGGTGGTGCAGCTGCTGGCGCACCAGTAGCGCCACCTGTAGGTTCTGGTGAGAACATTGGACCTGCAATGGGACAAGCACAAAGACCTACTGAGAAGAAAGGTTGGGAAGCAGGTCCTGATGGCGATACTTGTGTTGATGGACAGCCAACTGAGGAACTACCTCAAGACATGTTTGTTGGTAAAACTAACTCAGCAAGATGGACAGCAGGTCCAGATGGCGATAATGCCATGGAACTGGGTGAGATGCGGCAGTGGATTAGTGAAGCAGAGTTCAATAGAGATAGAAAGCAACACATTAAGAATGTGAGAGATTTTGCTGACGGCAACAACTCTAATCCAGGTACTGAAACAAAAAATGATGTAATGTTTGCACAAGGTAGAGGTTCAGCATGGCTGAAAAGTTATCTTAAGAGAGTTGCTAACAATGCTGGTGTTACACCACCTACTTCATCTTCATCAACTGAAGATGATCAAGGACTTGGTAGTGATTTTGTACCTCTAAACACACAACAAAAAGCAGATAGAGCAAAAAGATTAAATAAAAATAATAAAGATAAACAAAGAAAGGCACCTGCTAAGAAGATAGCAGATGATTTATTTGACAAAGGTATTGAACCAGAATTTCCTCTTGACAGGCAAATTATTAGAGCACTCAATGCTAGAAGAAAGAAGGATACACAAAGTCCTGGTGCCTATCAGAGAGGTCTGAAATGGATGAAGGATCAGGATTTAGCAGGTGGAACTGGCAGCAATGAATACCGTGATTCTGATGGAAAGATAAATCAAGATTCTAGATACGATTCGTACCCTTATGATGATGATTCACCAGAACCACCAAGTTGGTTAGGTGGAGGAACTCCTAAGGTTCAAGATACTGATGAAGAGAATGTATTAGGACTCAATGCATCAGCAAGAGAACTGGTACAGGATGCAGATTTTGATTTGGATCAGTATGATGATAGAAGTCCACTTGCCTCAGGTGCTTTTGGTTCATTCACATTAGGTGATGATGGTGTGGGTGTGAAGACAGGAAACATTGGACCTGGTGAACTTGCAGCTCTGTATGCAATGAAAGATAATCCTCACTTTCCTACTCTTATCAATGCAAGATTTGATGGACCTTTCATCAATCAATCTGCTGCTTATAATAATCCTGGTGACAACTCAAACATGAGAAGGGGTGCAGATGGAAACTACTTTGATCCTAAGACAGCACAAACATGGGATAAGAGATTCCCTGGTGCTTGGGGTAAGTACGCAATGAGTGTTGCTGGTGGTGAACCTGTTGCATCAACATGGGCAGAAATGTCACCAGAAATAAGACAGAAGGCAATGAAGAACTTCTGGGAAGCAAGAGGAGAACTTCATAAGGCAGGGTTCTCTCACAATGATATGCACGGTGGTAACATTTTAGTGGATCCTGAGACAGGCGAGGTTTCTATTCTTGACTTAGGATTGGCAGAAGATAATCCAACCTCTGCTCTTATGGAAGCATTGGGTGGATTAGACTTTGAACAAGGTAATGACTATCAACTTGCTCATCAACTCTCAGGTTCTAACCTACCTCAGGAGATTATGGATAGAATCACTGAGAGAAGAGCATCATTTGAAGAAACAATGATGGATAGTTATGAAGGTGATATGGAAGATGAGATGGGATTTGACAGTGCGATGCAAACACTCGCAAGTGTGATGAGTGGTAATATTAGAATGGATAAGGAAGAATTAGAGAATATTACGAGTGTATTTCCTAACCTAGCTGATGGTGATTTTGTAAAAGAGAGACTTGCTGAACTCTATGATGGATTGTGGGATACAGAGTATCCTGAAGATGCAGCAAGAGAAGAACCTAAACCTAATGGGTTGATGGGCAATAGAAGTAGAGTTGATAGTCTTATCAATAAGATGAGAGGTAAAGGACAGATAGGCACAGGAGCGTCAGGTAAGATTCGTAAAGCAATGGGTATTGATATTGATGACTAACTATGATACAATAAGTAGGTAATTAGGAGTATCCATGAAAGATTTGAACAACTTCCTTTCTGAGAAGAAAGATGAGAAGAAGAAAGCTCACAATGTCAAAGATGGTGAAGGTGCTGATGATAAGAAGTACATTGCTATGATGGCAGAATACAAGCAGTTGCGTAAGACAGATAAGGAAGCAGCAAATGAGTTGCTTGAGAAAGCATTCAAACTTGCTAAAGATGGTGATGTCTCTAAGAACGCTAAGATTGCTGCTGCTTACATCTGAACTAAATACCTGAAAAGGGTATTAGAATGTCGCGCTGGAGTAACTGGAGTAGAGGAGAGCAAGAGAAGCCTAAGTTTCTTGGTAACTTTGTAAAAGAAGCATTAGATACTG